TCAGATTTATTTTTTCAACGTTTTATCGATACCCCTGAAGATCAGCTTCACTTAAGCACCGTCTATCTCTTGTCCCCCGTACTCCCGCTTGAGGATCCTACAGATATTAAGACTTGGCAGCCGTTTATTAAATACAACTGCCACCACAATCTAGTCCACGCAGCAAAGCAGATCGAGAGGCGTGAAGAATTTACCCCATTGAGCCTAATTCTTCCACTAGCCGGTGGAGTAGCGCAGCCGATATTTAACTATATCTTAGCCGAAAATAACTTCTTTGCCCAAGCGGCTTTAGACTTTTACCAACAGCGTGACCTAGCTGGGAAATTTTACGCTGTATGAGTCTTAACAAAACCGAGGAGCGTCGTAAGAAGATTATCGAGGCGAACCGTAAGCTTAGAAAACAAGGTCTTGTATATTTAACTGAGCCAGGGCCGTGGTATCCGATAGCGACTGAAGTTCAATTTGATCCAGCCTTCTTTAAGGGCCTTAACGAGCAGGAGACAGGGATTGACACGCCACCCGCCAAGTAACCATGGCCACACTCCTTTACGGTAACATTTCCCAGAAAACGGCCAGCTACACAATCGAGCCTGGTTCGATCACCTTGCCCACGGTTGTGCAGGGCGATAACTTTAAGCTGGCAGTGCGATTGACGGAGACGTCGAATAACACCACTACCGTCACCGCTCCTTCCATCTATTCCGCCCGTCTAAGCTACGGCCCGGTGGATGTGGCGCCTACGGCTGGGACGTTTAAAGTGCTGGTTAATGCGGTCACGTCCAGCGCTATCACGCTGGGATCTACGGCTGCCAGCGTGGCCGCTGTATTGAACAGCATCTCGGCCGCTACTGGCTGGAGCGTTACGGAGGATCAAGGATCCTACATCGTCGGCAGGACGGCCAACTGGACGACAACCAGCGGCATTACCATCGTCGATAACAACCTCACGCCAGACAGCTTTGTCCGGGTGACTAGCTATTCCGCAAACAATACATTCTACCAAGAGCTGCGGCCCATGCAGTCACCGCTGGCTTATACCAGTGCATTCGGGCTGATCGTTCCGCCCGCTCCCACCATCACCCGCGTTGTTACCGGCTATAGCGACCCCACCACGGGCGTGTTCGTTAATGAAGTACAGCGGCTCTACATCCCGCCTGCGTTTGATACCACCTATCAAATCTATCGCGGAACAGCTCGCACCGCCTTACTCAGTAAGGACGATGGGGCGACTGAGATTGAGGCCGCGCTGTTGCAAGGCTGCGTCACCGTTGGGGCAGGGGAGATCTTCCTAGTTACAAACCCGCAAAACTACACCGCCGACATCGAGTTCGCTGGCGCGATGAGTGGATCTACCCACAGCCTTCTAACGGTAGCCGTTCCTATTTCGCCACAAGGTGACGTCACCTTTGATCTGGATCTTAATACCCAAGGAATGCTGGCCGCTTTGCGTGGTGACTTTGAAGTCACCCACCCGCTGACGTGCGAGATCGGGATCAACTACGGATCAGTCGCTACGCCCAACGTTCAGTACGTGACCGTGTTTCAACAGAACATGACCGTGCAGGCCGACGGTGCGTGGACAGGATTGGCAGCCGCCCAACGGATCAACTGGCTTAACCCGCCGCAGCCGGTCAACTATATCCCTTTTACTACAGACCAAGTCATCACCGGCATTCAGAGCTTTACCGCAGTCGTGACAGGCGCTGGCCCGTGGACGATTGCCCACAATCTAGGAACAGAGGCGATCCACGTCACAGTGCGAGAAAACATTTCAAACGGATATATTTTGAGTAATAAAGATAACGCTGACTTAGGCCATTACACGATCCGAACTTCAACAAGTCAGTCGATAATAGTTACTGACAATCAGGGTAGCGGAGCTGGGGCCACAACCGGCTGGGCCGTGATGATTTCCAGCGCAGGGCCGACTAGCGTGTTTCAAGCGCACACCCACACGATCGCTCAAGTAGTATCCCTACAGGATCAGCTAAACTCGCTCACTAATCGCCTAGCAGTGGTAGAGGACATTCTCCCAGCCACAGGCATCAGCGGCAGCTCCACGGTTACCCAGCCTTACGAGATACCCGTGGCGGCCCGTCAGTCTGTTCTTTTCACAAACGGCCTCGGCACTTGGACGAGTACCGATTCAATCCTACAGATCGGATCCGTCCCATCCGTTCAGGCTCCGCAATTCTTAGAGGCGCTATCCGTCACCGTTGGAACTGCACCCAGCACAGCGTTACCTACAGTCACCACCGTCGACATCGTGCGAGCCTACACGTCCGGGCTGAACATCCTTGTGCCCCGGATCGGCCTTATCCCTGGCGCTAGGCTGCCATCTGGCGCGACCTACATCGCGGCAGAGACTGCTCGCGGCTTAGTCTACCAAGTCGACAACTACACCGGCGGCCGCACGTTCTATCCGAAAGCATACGAAGCCAGCCTGTTTGAGATACCGATCAACGACAAACTGTTCCGGGCGGGTACTACCGCCAAGCTACAGTGGAACCTGAACGTCCAGAGTAAGGCCGCCAATGCAACAGCTCAATGGTTTTGCATCGTGGACGTGGGAACGATTACCACCGTGGCGTCACCCGCGACCCAGACGGGCAACATTTCTGACATTACCTGGAACAGCACGCCGATCCTTTCACAGCAGATGATCGTCACGGGCGAGCCGGTGAAGCACGGCATGGGCGTAGAGATCTTGGCCACTAGCGCCACCCAGATGGATGCGAACTACATGACCTACGGGATCTGGGCCAGTGCCACAACAGGCAAACCCAGCTCACGCAACTTTATCCTACGCGGGCGCTTGGCAAACTTCGACGTCGTGGATAACCAGGGCGACGCACGCGGCTGGGTAGGGTACGCCATGCGGCCTTACGGTTCGGCGGATCAAATCAAACTGGTGGTGGAGTAGGTTTATGGCAGCCATTGAAGCCATTATTTATAACGGATTTCATACAAGGCAAACAGATTCTTCCTTTGTTAACTATTTCCCACCCGGTTACTTGCTGGCTTCCGGCCTGACCGCTGGAGACACCTACATTGTAAAACACCTTGCGGGTGGCCCGCCGGTCGTTGCAACCACCGCTGGTCAGTTTATTGCGGTGGCGTCTAAGGGGCTAGCCCCTTTTGGTTCCGGTCTTTTTTCAAATAGGTCTTATATTCAGGGTTTCCCGGTAACTAGTTCAGCCGTATCGGTGGGGTTGTTGGCCATTTTAACGGACGCCAGCGTGACCGTCGCCACCGCTTATATGTTCCCCAGATATCCTTATTCGCATGGGCTTTTGGCCGATTGGTCAATTACCCAGACCTCGGACAAGTCAGTAGTCGTCGAGCTACAGACATTAAACACCCCTAGCTCACACAGCGTCCTTTATTCATTAACCGACGGGGGTTCGTACTCTTCTTCTAGTGGAGAAAACAAACCATCTAGCCGCGCAATTTACACGGTAGCCGTTCTAGACAACAGCGGCACCGAGCTGGCCACCGCTGATCTGCACTGGCACAAAAATGGAATTAACCCCGTGGTGACTTTCTCGTCCTCGACCATTGTCACAAGCGGAAATCATGTTGTTAAAATTTCCAACATCGTGGCCAACCCTGAATCTAGCGCTACCACTTTAATTAGTCAGGAGATCCAAACCACCCTCACCGCAGGAACCGCGGTGACATCGGGTGAGTCTAGTAATATGTTTTCTTGGTTAGACAACTCCTACTGGTACCTGACAGATCTCCAGGTAAATCTCGGCACGCGTGCGGTCACGCATCGTCACGGCACCATCCAGCTCCGTCCTGCCGATACGATTAACTTCGCAATTCTCTTTCACGACGGCACAGCCGGGATCAATCCACAGGCCACAGACATTAAGCTGGCTGTTCGTTCGTCCAACAACACATCGCCCTACCACTTCTGGTCGGCCGCCACCGTTAGCACCGTCACCGTATCTGGCGACGTGTACTACGCGATCACCGTCACCGCATCGGACGACGATCTGCTCACAGCACAAGCCGCCAATCTACTGGCCGGATCTAACGCAGATCAATCTCTCCTGGGCGAGATCCAGTGGACGACTACCCGTGGCACTTTCAGCTCCGACACATTTACCATTAACGTGCCCAGCGAAGTAGTGCGCGAACCTGACGTCTAAGCTAATGGCCGCCACCTACGACATCACGATCGAGCAGGGAACGGACTGGACGCGGGATCTATTTCTTACCACCGCCACTCAGGGGGCGATTGATCTGACAAGCCGCACATTCTCCGCTCAAATCCGCCAGATGCCAGGGGGCACGGTGGTAACCCAGATTGCGACTAGCGTGGTATCAGCGGCCGGTGGGCAACTACGGCTTACCGTGACCAGCGCCGCCAGCCTGCTAGTGCCTACCAGCGGTGCGAAGTATGACCTGGTGCAAGTAACTAGCGCTGGCATCGCCACCCGGTTGCTAGAAGGCGTGGTGACACTATCCCCAAGGATTACCATACCATGAGCGATATTTACCTTCAGATCACAGAGACGCCCACCGTCGTCACATTAAGCGCACCCGTAGTGGCCAGCGTAATGGTCAACACCGTCACCGTTGCAAACACCGTCACCGTGGCGCTGGACAGCAACAGCTTGAGTGCACTGGAGAATGTGACCGTGACCGTGGGTGCGGCAATTACCGGGACAGTGACGGTCGGCAATTTTCCAGCTTCGCAAGCGGTTACGTTCTCAGCCGTCACGATTTCAAACTTCCCCTCTACACAGACGATTGCTGGCACGGTGACGGCAAATGCGGTTGGATATAATTATCAAGAGACATCGCCCGCACTAATTCCTATTATGTTTGATGGTAGCGATAGAAATTACATTCCAATCGGGCCATCAGAAAGCCCACTCCCCCTCCCCATCTCTGGCACAGTCACTATCGGCTCTGCCATCCCAGCAGGCACAGCCCAAATTGGCTCAGTCACCGCATCCATCAGCGGGACGGTTCCCATTAGCATCTCCTCCGTCACGGTTGGCAATAGCGTCACCATCGGCTCGCTCCCTGCATTAGTCGCTGGTACAGCCCAGATCGGCTCTGTCACGGCCTCAATTTCAAACAGTGTAGTCACTTTCTATCCGCTGCAGGGCACGACTGTAACTAATAGCAATTTTACAAGCACCACGGCCTCCACCACACTTGTCTCGGCAGTAGCAGGCAGGGAAGTGCTGACGGTGTTTAACGAGGGAGCAGGCAATCTTCACATCTCCCCAGGTGCGACTTGCACTACCGTTGCCTATCAAGTTCGCCTATCAAGTGGAGATTATTGGGAATGCCCAGCGGGCCAGCTTTCGCTTGCACACGTTGCGGTATTTGCCACGGCTGGCACGGCAAGAGTGACGGAAGTTAGTTAGGAGTAAGGCAATGCCTTTAAGCAGAAATGTTGTTAGGTTTGGCCAAAACTCCCCTTTTGTAATTCCAAGGAGCGGGCAATATGTAAAGCATTACTCTGTAAATAATACGACAACATTTACTTTTACAAATCAGATTCTTGTTGCTGTTCCAATTCCAGTTGGAGATGTTTTCCAAGTCAATGGCATTGGCATTCACGTTCAAGCGGCCGTAGCATCATCTACAATTAGGCTTGGAATATATCGCCCCAATCCAAACGATTTTTGGAATCCTGGGGATTTAATAATTGATGGAGGCACTGTAGATAGCAGCACAACTGGTGGCAGAGTTTTAACAATTAGCAATACAACCATAGAGCCTCCTTTTGTTTGGTTGGCCGCTGTGGCACTTGGTACTGGTGTTGGTTCTCAACGAAATAATACTGGGCATTTGCCAACTGATAGCGGCTCAAATGCTTTATCCGATAACCCTGCGTGTTTTCGACATAATGCAAATGTTACGGGTGCGTTGCCTTCCTTATTTGTGGCAACATCAACGCCCGTTCTTGGCTCTCCCGTGCTGGCTTATCGCAGGGCGTAAAATGCCCCTCCTCCTCCTTGCCCTCGTGCTCTGCTCTTGCTCGCCACGGCCGGTAGATCATAACAACCCGCTGCCACGATACAGCGACATGGGGGCCGCTGCCGACGCAGGCCAGGTGAAATGAATGACTGCGCCCGACGATCGCAACACGCCAGGCTGGCGTGAATTTATTGCCAGCCTCCGCTGGCTTGAGGCAGAGGGGTATATCGAAATGTTCTACAACGAAAAAGGCGAGGAGATGGTGCGTATTGCGGCTGCAAGCGAAAACGCAGTTTTATGAGCACCGACCAAGTCGCTGAACTTTCTGAACGGTTGAGCCTAGTCCGAGAATCTATAGCCCGGATCGAGACTCGCCAGTCGGTCATTCTGGATTTACTCGAACGCTCCCAAGCCAGCTTGGGCGAGTATCACGGTCGCCTGACGAACATGGAGCGCGACGCTCACACGATTAAAACGAAACTGTGGCTGCTGGCACTGGTGTCCGGGGCAGTGGTCAGCACGGCGTGGGAGTTGATCAAGCGTCGGTTTAGCCTTTGACACCCCGCGAGGGGCATGGAACAACTCATCCCCCAACTACTTAAAATCGACTGGCTTGGCGCCCTTGGCGCACTTACCGCCCTTCTGGCAGCAGTTGCCGCCGTGGCCGCATTTATCCCTGGCGACGAGCCAGAGCGCACCCTCGGTCGCATAGTTGATTTTTTATCTAAGTTTAGTCGTAAGTAGTCGCACATGATCGCCGGCATACTCACGGCGTTGGGCGGGATAATCGGGATCGTGCTCTGGTTTTTAAAACGCAAATCACCGCTTCAGCGCAACTTTGAGGCGATCGAACTGGAACGCCGCAAAAGACAAAGGGACATCAATGCCTGGTGGACGAAACGCCCTCCTACTGATTCTTAGCCTTGCGCTGTGCTCTTGTGCGACAACCTCGCAAACGCAAGACGGCCCGCCGCCTAGCCCGGACAGCATCAGCTATTTCATCTACGAGTGGGACAAAGCCGAGCGAACAAACAAGCCCTGCCCACAGGCTTACAGAGATCTGTTTGCGAAATCGCTCAAGGCGCTTTCTGATTGCTTGGCAGAAGTTGAAAGAGAGCGAGCGAGGAATCAGTGACCAGCCTCGCGGAAGCTAGTTCCCGTACCCTGCGGGCGATCGATTCCCTGGACGCCAGCTTTCAAAAACAGGTTAGGGGCTGGGTGAATGAAATGGTAACGAGTCGAATCGAGCCGCTCATCTACTGCGGTAGGAGAACCATGGAAGAGCAGGCCGCACTTTATGCGAAAGGCAGAACGGACGGCAGCAGTAAGATCGTGACTAAGGCCAAGCCAGGCGAAAGCTATCACAACTACGGCCTCGCGTTTGATTGGGTGCCCCTGAAGCAGTCAGGCAAAAACGCGGATCTGTGGATTGCAGACTGGGACAACGAAACCGCTTTCCGCCTCGGCGAACACGTTGGCGTTAGCTTTGAGCTGGCCGCAATCTCTTGGGAAACAGGTCACCTGCAATCTAGTAAATACAAGTCGTGGCGTGACATCTCACGCAAGCCTGTGGAACAAGTGCAGGCCAAGGACATCCGCAAAAAGAGCAAGGCGACAAGCCTAGTCAGCAACCGGCCGTGGAGTTCACGGTGACGCCCGAACACGAAAAGCATCTCGCGGGGATCCTGCGCGATTTAACCAGAGATCTGGACGCCAAGTACCGCAAAGGCCAAGACGAGCACGGTGGTGCGCTTTGGCGCAGGCCCGTCTGGAAGGATGCGTGGGACGAGATACTAGATTTATGCACGTACCATCACACCCTCAAGATGCAGCTCTCCGTCATCGCGGAGATCGCACTGATGGGCGCTGCCGACGAGAGCGTGGTGGCGGCACAATCACGGGAAAGTTGCCGTCAGATCCTGGCCGTGTTGGAAGGATTCCCGTCAGCGGCTGATAAGAAATGAAGGTCATCCGCAAGTGGAAGCGTTGGCTGGCCGTTAGCTGTAGCCACGGGCACTTGGCGAATGCGGCCGCTTGCCGTGCCGTACTAGAGATGAAGCGGAGGTGGATTCGCCCAGGAGATACCGTCATGCACTTAGGCGATGCGGTCGATCTTGCCGCCTTGCGATCTGGGGCCATGCGAGATCCGAACGCTACGGACAGATCGGCGTCGATCCGTGAGGACTTTGATGCAGGCATAAATTTTTTAAAGCAATTAGAGGTGACGAATTTCTGGATTGGGAATCACGAGGACAGGCTTTACGGAATGCAGAACAGCCCATCGGCCATCGTTGCCCACTGTGCCACTAGCGCCATCTCTGAATTGATGAACGCGATGAAGGACATGCGGGCGAAGGTGACTGGGTACGATATTGAGAAAGGTTGGCTAGATTTTGGCGGCACGATGTTTGGCCACGGCTTTATGTTTAACGAGACGGCCGTTCGCGATCACGTTGAAATGCTGCGAAAGCCAGTCGTGTTTGGCCACCTGCATAGGGTCGATCGAGCAGCCGGCCGTTGCGTAGGCGCTCCAATAGGCTGGTCGATAGGTTGCTTGGCCGACATCGAATCAATGCACTACGCCCGCCGCAATCGCTCTGTAACCCGCTGGGCGCACGGGATTGCTTACGGGGAGTATGTGGACGGCGGGGAAGGTTGCACGGTCAACGTCCTAACGCCGGTGGGAGGAGTATGGCGGTTTCCGCTGTAAAAGACTGGGCCGTTGCGCTAGAGGAGTTCGTCGAGCGGAGGGCTGTGGCCATTCCGCCAGAGTTTAAGACCGCCGGGCAGATTGCGAAACTATGGGGCTACACGCAGTCGCACGGCTCTAAAATGCTTAACGCTATGGTACGGGATGGCAGAGCGGAGATACGGAAGTTTCCAGTCATGGTAGAGACAGCCAACAAAAACAAGTACGGCCCCCGTCGCTCGTACTCTCGGATGGTGCCGTTCTACAAATTGGCACCCGGCAAATCGCCTAAAAGCTAACGTCTATTTTCTTTGGCCAACTCTTTGACCAGCAGGGTGGTGATATATGCCGAAAGGGATAATCCGCTCTTTTTGGCAAGACGCTCGCCGTTCCGCTTAACTTTGGGGTCGATTGTAAGGTTCGTTTTTGCCTTCTTCATTGGGAGGATTGTATGCGCAATAAATACGCATTCAAGTTTAAAAAGAAAAGTTAATGCCCAAAAAAAATGTGTTGCTAATACGCCGTGTGTGCGTAGCAAAGGCGTATGCCCCGTCGTCCACTCAGCGGTTTAAAAGCGGAAAAGACCAACATCGTTCTGCCCGTTGCCGTGAAAAAAGCATCACAAAAACTTGCCGCTCTCCGTCGTATTTCGCTTTCCCAGCTCATTACTCAACTGCTTGCAAAAGCATCGGGAGAGCAAAGCTAGATACTTATGAGCTTGGGGCGTCTCAACGTTGTTGCCATGAAACTCCGCCAGCAAAACCAAGCTCTTTCCCTTCGCCAACTAGGCGCTGCTTACGGGCTTGGGTACGTGCGGATTAAGCAAATGCAGGCGATGCCTGGATTCCCACTGATCGCGGGTAAGGTAATTCCAGGTGATTTTGATCAGTGGCGACTGATACGGACGACTGGCCTAAATTCACTGCATCGCGGAGATCATCTACGCAGTGCCGCTGATAAAGCTCGTGAACTAACGTCGAAGAGTGATTCACGAGTCGCATGGCGACAGATTGAGAACAGCCTGAAAGCCGCAGTCGAGTCACTCGGGTTACCCGGAGCGAATGAAAACAATGACGCTTAAGCCCGCAAATATCGAGCAGGCGACGCCAGCAAAGCGAGGCTCGCGTGCGGGGGACTTCGCAAGTGACCTCGCGCCCCTCGGCCTTCATCTTGGCGAGCATGGGTTCGATGGCGGCCGGTATGGGAATGCTGAAGGATTTGCCAGCTCCACCTTTGGGTGTCGGGAAAGTCAGCACACGATTTTTCAAATCCACGCAATCCAGAGGAATCTGCGTCTCTCGCAATCTGCACCCCGTGGCCAGGGCAATCTCGAAGCTAATTCGCATCCATTCGGGCACGCCTTCCACGGCCAAGGCTTTCCGGGTGATTTTAATCTCATTGTCAGAAAAGACAGGTTTAACGCGGGAGATCGGCCCGCGCTTAATTCGGTAATCCAGAAGCGCGACAGAATCCATCTTGCCCAGCAGTCGGCCTTGGCGGTGAATCCATTTAAGAATCTTAATATCTTGGCAGGCTTGGTTCCTGCCTGCTTTGCCGCCGGACGTGCGCGGGAGGCTTTGGCGCCACTTCAAATAAATTTCACAATCGGATGGAGAAAACGCTTGCAGAGTTATTTTTTTCTCACTAATAAAACGAGCAAGATGACGCCAGCAATTCCTGTAATACACTTTTGTGAGAGGGGAAACGGGATGATTTTCGATCAAATCATCAACCCAATCGTGGCCACTATCCGCTCGCTTTTCGTTCACTCCAATTCTGGCGGCCTCTGCCGTTGCCTTCGCGCGATGCAGCGTATTGTCGATTCGGTAGCGGGTGCTTTTACTGCGCCATTTTCCAGTCGGGTCTTTAAAACGAATAAAGAACCAAGGGCTGCCGCGTTTCTGGTAAGAATACGCCATGGTGATAACGGTAACATTTACTCAATTTAAAGCAAGATTTACCTGTGACACACCCAATCATAATCAATCATTTTGAAGGAGCAAATAAGACCGTGGGTTCAAATCCCACCCCGTCCGATGCTTATCACTACAACGACTTACGCCGAAACGGTAACACGGCGGTAATTACTGAGCCTAAAAAGGCTCACTACCAGCAACTTAATTTAAATTTGCGCGGCGGGTACGATTTGACCCCCGAAGCGTTCGTTTATCACCCAAACCCCGCCGTGTGCCGTATGTGGGCACAGCAGCACGAGGCCAGCAAATGATTTCGTGGGAAGTCATGAGGGATCTCGCCCAGGTATCCATGCTGATTACTGGCTGGGCGTTGTTCGTAGGCTCTGGAATCGCCGGGCTAACGGTGGCCGTGATCGTGCTGGGCTGGGTAGTCGATCAAGTGCGTCGATTCTTTAGGGAGGGCAGATGATTTACGCCAAGGACAACGGTGCCCCCGCACCTGAAAGCCAAGGCGGCGTGGCCGGGGCGTTCTATCCGCCTGCGGCTACTGTTCGCGACCTGGAAGCAGAGGGCAAATTGCCAGCCATCGCCAGCTCTTACGGCGGCGGTGCGCTTTCTATGACTATGGCGCTGATCGATCTGCAACAGAAAAACAAGGAGCTACGCAATCGGCTGGAACGGATCGAGGACATCATCAAGGGCTTAATCGAAAAGCAGGGAGTGAGCTTGTGAGCGCACTATCCGCAAAGTTTGAGCTGCTTTGGAAAGTGGCTGGCGGCCCGGAGCTGGTGGCCGAGCACACATTCCACCCCACTCGCAAATGGCGTTTTGACTTCGCCTGTAAATCCGCCCGCTGTGCGATCGAACTGGACGGTGGTGCGTTCCTACCGTTTGGCGGCCGTCACGGGCGTGGCATGGGGATGGTGAAAGATTGCGAGAAGTATCGAGCAGCCGCCGACCTGGGCTGGCGGATCTGGCGTTTCACAACCAAGTGCCTGACTGCTGAGGCAGTAGCGATGACGGCTAAGTCATTCCGCCTTTCGATGAAGGAGAAAAAATGAGCGAACCAACCAACGATACACCTATTAACAACGAAAAGCCGGACTACGAGTACGACGTCTATGAGCGGGAGAGGGCTGACTCTGAATATGAGAGTCAGCGTTTCGCGGATTACTACGGCAATAACCGCCGAGGCTAATTATGACCGACCTAACTAAATTCCGTTTGATCGAAAACATCGAAGTGATGGCATGCCGCAACTCGGCCGAACGAGTTGTGAAAGCAGTCAATCGTGGCGACCTAGCACAAGCCAAGGATTTGGCTCGCAAGCATGAGATCGCTTGGCACTTGGCCGACCGTGAATTCCAAGACTTAAACCAACCGCACAGGAATAACGATTTTTGCGACGACGAGTAGTCGGAGCAAATCCAAGAAACCCAAACCAAGAAAGCAAAATAAGAATATGCCAATAGTAGCAAGCAGAGGGGGCACATATACGCCAGCCCCGGAAGGGAATCACGACGCAGTGTTCTGCGACGTTGAGGATCTCGGCGTAGTGGAAACGCAGTATGGAAAGAAGCATCAGATCCGCCTGGTGTGGCAGATCGCCGAGAAGATGGAGGACGGGCGGCCGTTCACCATCGGCCGGCGTTACGGACTCAGCCTTCACGAAAAGGCAGCTCTCTTTAAAGACCTAAAGTCTTATGCAAAGAAAGCCCCCCCGCAGAATCTGGATCTGGAAACGCTTATCGGTAAGCCGTGCCAGATCCTTGTAACACACGCGGAGCGTGATGGATCAACCTACGCCAATGTGCAGGCCGTCCTGCCCGCGGGTGCAAACAAAGTGAAAGTCGACAAAGACTTTGTCAGGAAATGCAATCGCCCTGGCGCACCGAAACCAGCCGTCGTCGAGTTAGATGCCGACGGATCTCCCGTGCCGTTCTGAGCACTTGGCCGAGGTGGTTCTATCCCGCCTTGGCCAGAAAGAATACCCCCCATGGAAATCTTAACTTTGATAGTTCAAATCGTATTCCCAACCACAGCAGTCGTGCTGGCTCTTATGACCATGCGACTGATTAAGGATTGGCAGTAATGGCTGCGCTTATTGCCACGGCAAAGACGGAGTCATCGCACTATTACCTGGCGTCGGGTGAGTCGTGCCACGGTGATCTGCGATCTGCCCGGAAGGTAGGGGCGTTTCCCTCCGTCACGACCATCCTCGGAGCGGCTGGCCCCAGCAAGCAAGGGCTGATGAACTGGAAAGAGGAGCAGGCGATTCTATCCGCCTTGTCGCTACCACGGAACGATGGCGAGGCCGACAGTGACTTTGCCAAGCGAGTGGTGCTGGACAGCCGCAAGGAAGTGGAGGCCGCTGCTTTAAGAGGCACGCAAATTCATTCCCTGGCTGAAATGATAATCAATCGGCAAGAGCCGGGTGAACTGGTTAAAGGCTACGAGGAGCACTATGCGGGCCTAAAGGAATGGCGGGAGTGCTGCGTGACTAAAGTTCACGCCAGTGAATCCGTGCTAGTGAATGAGGCCGAAGGGTATGCAGGCCGAGTGGATCTAATTGCCGACATCCACGGCGAGATCGAGGTGGTGGACTTTAAGACACGTAAATTCAAGAACGGGAAAGCGGCTGGATATGAAACCGATCTGCTTCAGTTGTCCGCCTATGCGTACGCCTTCACGGACGAGCACATGGCCTGCCGGAATGTGTTGATCGATCCAGTGACGGGGCAGTTGGCAGAGGTCAAATACACCGCAGAGCAGGTCTGCTTCGCGTTCGAGGCGTTCACGTCCATCTGCAAGGTGTGGCGCTGGTTGAAAAAGTATGACCCGCGGGAGGTGAAGCTATGAGCGAAACAAAAAACATCGCAAAAACTGTCCTAACTGATGAGGTTCGTAAATTTTTTAAGAATGCAGGAATGATGGGTGCTCAAGTCCACAAAATCTCGCCAGCGGCGGGTCGCCTTGGAGTGCGAGTCAGAAAAATGAAAGCTGAATTAATTAGAAGGGGATATGAGCCTATCGAAGCGCTTGAAAGGGCGAGAAACTTTGTTTCAGACAAAACTCCCTATCTTGGCGATTTTGCTATTGAACAACTTACCGAGCGCTGTCACCGATTGCAGCGAGAATTAACAGAAAGCAGAAAAGCACTGCAAGCCGCTGAGCAGCGCGAGAACGATCTGATCGATCGGATTAGGGCAGGGCTATGAGGACACTGATTTCAATCCTCGCCCTGCTTGGCTTTACCACGACTAAGCTAAGTAACGCTCTCATCGATTTGCGCCCAATCGCAAAAAAGATCGACGTGAAGAAAATCAAAGTTCGCATCACTGGCTACTGGCCCGGAGAGGACGAGTGGTCTAGTCGCTATCAGTCCAGCACTGGCACTAGGTTGCGGGCCGGCCGTCACTGTGCCGTCGATCCCGACATCATTCCGCTGTGGTCAAAAATTCGCGTGATGGGCGGGAAGCGCGAGTGGGTGGCAGTCGATACAGGCACGGCAGTAAAGAGTAAAAAGGCGAGCGGCGGAAAGCTGCCAGTCGTGGACGTGTTTGCAGCCAGTGAAAAGCAGTTTAACGCGATGCGGTTGCCGAAAGTGGCGATGGTGGAGGTGTGCAGGTGAGAACATCCAAGGCCACGATCATGAGCCGGCGGAAGCGGGCGCTGAGGAATGGCGATACTAGGCCAACGTTGCGGCGCCTAGGCTTGATTGCCACTAAGCTGAGGCACGACTTGTGCTTACCTAGCCACGCTTCGCTGGGCGCTGAGCTTGAATGTTCTTACAAGACCATAAGCCGGGACATGGATCTGCTGCGTGACTTCTTTGGCTATCCGCTGGAATACGACCGCAATAACTACGTGTGGAAACTGGCAGGGCCGCTGCCAAAGGCGGTGCTGTGAGCCTGCAGGATCTTCTCACCATGTTCGCCGGCCGAGTCATCGGCACTTACACGCCGGAGCAGTACGCCAACGCAGTGCGAGAGGCGCGAGCTGATCGCATGCGGTGGGGAATGGGGCAGTGGTGAATCAGTACGGACATCTTGGGCTCAAAGGTAGGCAGTCGTGGAATGGAAATGAAAACCAAGTAACAGTATGTTTAAACGAACTTACTAGAGAAAGGCTTAATTATATTTTGCAAAGCGAGAATTTAGGCCATTTATGCAGATTATTGTGTGATGAAAAGAAAACATCAATCCATGCATATATTTCTGCGCTAATAAATCAACAATGGTTTTTGCATAGAAAGTACGAAAAAGAAGCCAAAAAAAGATTAAAAGCTAATGAAAGACAGAAAGAATGGTCGCAAATTAGATCTGAAAAACTTGCTGAGTTTAAGCAGTTTAAAAAAACAAGAGTAAATTCTGTTTATTTAATAAAAGATATTTCAACAAATTATACAAAAATTGGAATTACAAAATGTGTCGAATCAAGGCTTAGGGCTTTAAAAAGTGCTAATCCAACTGTATCTTTATTTTATTCGCATCCTGCGGAACATAAGGCAGAAAAAGAACTTCATAAGATATTTAAAGAACAAAATGTTTCTGGTGAATGGTTTAATCTAACTGACGCTCAAATTGATTCGGCAAAATGGATTTTAAGCAATTTATGTAATTCAATTACAGGTAAGTTTAATCCTGAAGGACTTTACGAATGGGTTTTAAAGAACAATCCATTTAAAAGCGAAGCGATTGGTGGCAGAGCTAATCAGCTCTTGGTTTTACAATGAGCGTAAAGCGCATCACCTGGCAAATCGAAATCCTTGAGCGGGCGAAGAAAAGCCTGATCGACGGCCGGCTGGTCATAGCACGCAGTCGGCTGGATATGGCGCTGCATATAGCTAAGGAGCTGCTGAAGCGGGCGCAGACGTACCAGAAGCGAGACGCGGAGAAGAAAAAATGAGGAAGAACGTAAAGCCGGAGGAATTTATTTCGATGACAATTTCGGGTGAATGTACAGAAATTGCCCACGATTGCAGCGCCCCAAACAGTTCCCTTAAGCCTAGCGTAAAGGGATATTTAACTACTACCCGATCGTACACAAAGACTGCAGGTAATGTGCTTAAGATTTCAACTGATACCACTCATTCTCCTATTCACATTTGTAATCCAAAAATAAAACTGCTTTCAATTTTGTTTTATTACTTAGGAGACATAGCCAGCCACACGATTGCCCGGTGGAGCTGGGGCGGCTGGCTGTATCAGCGGCTTATGTTGTTGTCCGTCGATTGCGACAAGGACTTTGAAATTTGGAAGGAAGTGAAGCCACGCAAAAAAAGGAGAAAACGCAAATGAAGGATCTAGGAAAAATTACTTTTGGCAAAGCACGGCCTGCGCCGAAGCAGGTTCTGGTGGACGTGACCTACGACGAAAAGACGGCCAAGGCGTTGCACGCATTTGGGCTCAAGCAGTTAAAGAAAGATCAAGAGGCAGTGATTGAGTACGTGATTAAGAAAGCGTTGGAAGGATTGGTCAAAAAATGATCGCACCTTTACCACCCGCAATCGAAGCCATCCACCGGAATGGGGCTGCTGAAGGCGAGCGCAACACACAGCTATTTAAGCTGGCCTGCCAGTGGCGCGACCAAGGGCTGACTGAGTTCGACGCAACGACTAACGCAGAGGAGTGGGCCTACAAGGTAGGGCTATCGCAGAACGAGGCCGTAAGCGCAGTCAGATCCGCGTTCAGCAAGCCAGCCAGGGAGGCGTGGAAGCCAAAGGCCAAGTATGCCTATCAGAACGGGGCGATCGTGCGTGAGGATCTGCCGGTGCCGCCTATGCCCATCAGCGTGGAGAGCGGGCCGGTCGATAAGTTCCTGACTACATGCTTCGACGTAGGCGATCAGATCAATATCTGTCGATCAATTAAGGACGGCGACCGCGAGCGGCCTGATGGAGCTGGCGAGACGCGAAGCCGTGAGGAATGGCTAGAGCTGTTTAAGGCCGACGGACTGAAGGAGTGGCAAGGCGATGCAGTGGGCGTCTATGTGTCGATCAACGCCAACAATGGGAAGAATCGGAAGGCGGAATCGATCGTAAAGTACCGTCACTGCCTAATCGAGTTCGATGAAAGCACGATGGCTGAACAGTGGGCCATCATTAAGCGCAGCGGCCTGCCTACGTCGTCCATCATTAAGAGCGGATCGCGCAGCCTACACGCATGGGTGGAGATTAGGGCAGCCAACGCCAAGGAGTTCGCTGAACGTGTGGACTTTATCTATAAACATCTAGAACACTCAAAACCCGATCCCGCTAACAAGGACGCAGGCAGGCTGTCGCGGTTGCCCGGTGCGATGAGGACGGCCACAGGGTTACAGCAGGAGTTAGTCGAGTGTGGCGCACCTACGCTGACCTACATGGAGTGGATGGAGCGCACGATTTATGGCGATATACCTGAGCCGTATAGCTGGGAGCAGTTGGTCAATTTCAAGGAGGATGCCGATATAACGCAACTGCTCGGCAAGCGGTGGATTTGCCGTGGCGGTTCGGCCTTATGGGTGGGAAGCAGTGGGCTGGGTAAGAGCGTTCTGTGCTTACAGGCCGCTATTACCTGGGCGGCCGGGCGTGATCTGTTTGGCATATCTCCACATGGCAAGCCGTTGAAGTCGCTGATCGTGCAGGCGGAAAATGACGAGGGCGACGTGGCGGAGGCGTTGCAGGGCATCTTGAAGGCGTTGGATTTGACCGCAGAGGAGCTGGATCGGGTTAAGCAGAACATCGTAATCGTGCGTGACTGCACGTCCACGGGTGAGCGTTTCGTCGATAGGATGCGTCGCTTGGCTGAAAAGCATAAACCCGATCTAGCCTGGGTAGATCCGTTGCTGGCGTTTATCGGTGGCGACTTATCCAGCCAAGAGACTGCCGGTGGCTTTTTGCGTAATTTGCTTAATCCACTCGCCCTATCTGGAGGATTTGCTTGGATGCTTATGCACCATACGCCAAAGCCAACACGGGACGGCAGCGGTTACCAAGGGCACGACAAGGCGTATAGCGGATTTGGATCGAGCGAGCTGACGAATTGGGCAAGAGCCGTTTTAATGCTGTCGCCTTGTGGCCAGGATGAGCAAGGCACGTACACGTACAAGCTAGAGGTGACCAAGCGCGGAAAGCGGTCTGGGCTACGTTCTGGCGTAACTGCGAGCGATTTAATTGCCAGTAAGACGCAGCCGCTAGTCCATCTAAAGCATGCCGACAAGGGCATGGCGTGGATTGAGGTGGGAGCGCCTGAAAAGTCAGTAGGCCGCAGGGCAACGTCGATCGATTGGGCCAAGCTGCCCGAAGGCGCCAAGTACACTCAAGTTGTTACATTTGTACAACAGGCCACCGGGCTACAGGAACGGCAAGCGAAGGCCCGCGTGAAGCAGGCCAAAGATGACGGCTTAATCGAAGAAGCCAGCGATGGCTTATTCAGCAAAAAGGTGACAAATGAGCCATTCTAGAGTTAGTGCAATAACTATTACTGCACTAGTGCAGTATTGTGGAGCATGTAGGTGCAGTAATAAAGGCCCTTTAGGGCCTATTATTGCACTAATGCAGACGACCGTTTCCATTACTGCACTAACGACTGCACTAAGGGGGTTAATTTAATATGATAGATCAGCAAGCGTTAGAACGGATCCCATGCGGTTCAGCCCACATATCCACGCGGATCGATGGCATAGCGGATCTAGTCCATGAGGCGTTCTGTGAGCTGGGTCTGACTGTTACAACGTCGTCAGTGGCTTTGACCACACAGGTATTCCATTACCTTATAACTAAAGCGCCAGACCATCCGGCCGTTCAGAACATGGCCGATACGTTGGAGCAGTCTGTGCTGGCGGTAGTGCTTAACAGATCGACCAAGTCCATGACTCAGCTCGCAAGCGAGCACAAGATTACCAAGCAGGCTTTTAGCAAGCGGGTGCTCAGTCTAACTGATCGCCTTGGTTTGCCTGTCAGAGCACAGAAAAGCCAAAAGGCTCGTGAGGCATATGACCTCAGAGCAAGGAAGCACCACGACAAGCGGCGTCGTCAGATTCCTAAGTTTAACAACGCCGCACTATTGAAAGGCAGGGACAGATGCAAGAACTCAAAGAAGTAATTAAGAAGCTAAACAAGAGGCGTACCGAAACGCTTGAGCAGATGGGTGAGGTGATTGGCCTGGCAGCACAGGCCGGTGCCATCATATCTAACGCAAGAGCTAAAGGTGAGAACGTGTCTGCGTTGCTTGAGTCGGTTGATCTAACTGATGAGCAAGGCAAGCGGCTAGAACGTGTGGCGGCACATCAGAAGAAGCTGCAAGACGGTGACCCAGCCGCCTTGCGTCAGATCATGCTATGGACAGAGATGCTGCCCGATCCGATCACGACATCCGTACCAAGCGAACGCAAACCGTTCTTCTTTCCGCTGATCAAGGTCAGTCAGTGGTTTCTAAACCGATCTAAGCCTGAAGCTTGGACATCCGACATGCGTACAGAGTTTATCCGCTACGCAGAGCCGATCGCTAAGAAATACACTGAGCTGACGGGCAAAGGCTCTTGAGTATGATGGTGCAAATTCTCTTGAGTAGACGGGCACAGATTCTCTTGAGTAGAGCGCGGCTTTTTCTCTTGAGTAGGACACGCCAAAATCTCTTGAGTAGAAATTTTTTTTCTACACTAGGAGTCTCCTTGAGTAGAAACATCGCGGTGGAAACGACTCCCGTAAATTCCTTGAGTGTAGCCCCGCAATAATTGTGTCTTATGGGTAGGCCAGTTAATCACGACGTTAAAAGGGCGATGGCGGCCACGGGCAAATCCCGTGCCACCGTCTACCTACAGCGTAAGAAGGTAGAGGCCCAGCCGCTCGTGAAGGCGAAGGGCGGCGGGCTGGACGTGGAGATCCAGCGGCTTGAGGATCTGGCGGCGAGCCTGGGCGAATCAGCCAAGGACGACACGCGGGCCGACCGCTCCGAGCTGATCAGTAACTACACAAAGCTGGTCGAGGCGCTACGCAGGATGAAGGGCGACCGGCCAGACATCGACCAAGCGGAGGGCACGATGGTGCCAGTGGACGAAGCCGACAAGGTACTGGCAGCAAGGGATAACGCACTTGTGCCGCTACTTAAAGGAATGGCAAAGCGGTTAGCCCCGATCTGTGCCAATCGCCCAGCTGTTGAGGTGGAGGCCGAGGTCGAGAACGAAGTTGGGCAGATCATGCGCCAGGTAGAGGCTGCTCTGTGACCAAGGCTCAAGAGGAGTTACGCCGACGAGCAAGGATCCGCTGGCACTACGAAAAGCCGCCAGGGGTGATCGAGTGGGCGGAGCGAAACATCCAACTGGACAGCAGGCTGACGGCTCGGCCGGGTTTATATAACACGACCTGGACGCCTTACGTTCGGGGGGTACTGGAAGCACTGGCCGATCCGGGCGTTCACACCGTGACGCTTTGCTGGGGATCACAAACAGGCAAGACGCTGACGCTGGCCATCTGGCTGGCGTACAGGATTGCGAACGATCCCGCACCCGCGTTGCTGGTTATGCCAAACGCGGATTTGGCTAGGTCGTACAGCGAGACGCGACTGACTCCGATCTTTGAAAAGTGCAAACCAGTAAAGCGACTATTCCCGCAGGATCTGGACGACTTGAAGATCCTAGAGATGCAGTTTGCCACGATGACGCTTTCTCTGGTTGGCAGTAACAGTCCGGCCAATCTTAGTTCACGCCCGATCTGCATCGCAGTTCTGGACGAGCTGGATTCTTTTGCGGCCCCATCCGAAAAGGATGCGGCCGCTTACTCCCTGGCGTTAGAACGAACAAAGGCGTTCCCGCAACGTAAGCACGTACTGACTTCGACTCCAACGCTCAACACCGGCGACATCTGGATCAACTACCAAGCCGGGACACAGGAAACTTTCCACGTCCCTTGCCATGCTTGCGGAGAGTTTCAGGCGATGGAGTTCGGGCAGATACGATGGGATGAAACGGCACGATCGGAGGATGGGAAATGGGATATGCGAAAGGTGACGGAAACCGCCGCCTACTACTGCACTAAGTGCGACGCACCGTGGAGTGAACGCAATCGCCGCCAGTCGATTGAGCAGGGTAAGTGGGTGGCGGCAAACGCAAGCTCGGAGGTTGGCCGTCGATCGTTCCGCCTTCCTAGCTGGTACTCACCGACGATTACCTTTGCGGATTGCGCCAAGAAGTTTCTGACGGAAAAGCATTATCTGCACGGGTTGCAAGGTTGGGTGAACGGGTGGAGTGCGATGCCCTGGGAAGATCAGTTTGACGACAACGAGCTAAACAATATCGCGCCAGGAGCCTTTGCCAAAAAGCAGGAATGGGAAACGGATCACATTAAGCTGGCTGCAATCGACAGACAGATCGACGAGTTCTGGTTCGTGGTGCGTGCGTTCTCTCGGGATGGATCGAGCCGACTAATCGAGGAAGGCCGTCGGCGAACGATCGAGGACGTGGCTCACACGCTGGCCGAGCTAGGCGTGAAGAACATTCACACCTGTATTGATTCAGGATATGAGGCCCACGACACATACAGATTGGCGGCGCGATACGGATTCATCGCGGTAAAGGGTGAGGATCGCCAATACTACTATATCGAAAGCCAAGCCGGGCGGATGAAGTCGGTGCACAGCTCGGATCAGCCAACGGATGCAGGCTGTCGCCTGCTCCTTCTCAGCTCACCGGCCTGCCAAGATTTGCTCGCTTGGTTACGACGAGGTCAGGGGCCGCTGTGGGAAGTGGCCCATGACGTCAGCCCAGAATACCGCGAGCACATGGCCAGCCATAGAAAGGCGCATCGAATTAACCGTAAGACCGGCAAGGACGTGTATGAGTGGATACGGGTCAAAGGTAGGCAAGACCACTTATACGATTGCGAAACTTACCTGGCTGGATTTGCGGTGTGGGGGAAGGTGATTCAAGCGGAAGCAGCGATGGCCCAGGAGGCGAAGGCATGATTGACACGATGGGAACGGAGTCGTGGATCGTGCTCTCCTTTTTTCCCTTTGGATTCAGGCGTCTAAAAACGCCCAGGCTCTTGTCCTTGCCTTGGAAGCAATCGCAGCTGGGCAGGCAACCGTTTTTCAAAACGGAGGCCGGGCAATGATTAACGCAAGCGTGGCCGGTAAATCCTTTAGCTACCAAGTCACTGCCGGCATCACGCCCGTCGAGGTGGCGAAAGCAGCCTTAGACGGATGGCGTTTGATTCAGGGTAAGAACGACGCCGAAGTGGCCGCAATCTTTACGGGTGACCAGAGCCTCGTCACCTACCCACGGTTTAAGGAAACCACCTACTAAAATGGACATCGTCGGCAAAGTGATTTCGAGCTGGTCGCGCATGGTTAATGCCGCCCGGCACGATCCACGCAAACGCCGCTGGGTAGACGCCCAACTGGCCGATACAAAGCTGGACGTTAGCTCTGCATCCCGGCAATCGATCGCCGCTCTTTCCCGTTGGCTTTGCTATAACTCGGCCATCGTCCGGGGCGCAATCGACACGATGACGCGGAACGCAATCGGCGCCGGCATCAAATGCCAGGCACGCACAAAGGACGAGGGCTGGAACAAAGCGACAGAAGAGTGGTTGGCGATGTGGGAAGGATCTTGCGACGTTCGCGGAATCCTTACTTACCAAGCGATGCAGCAAGTGGCCACCCGCACCATGCTACGCGATAACGAGATCTTTATTCTTTTAACTGATAACGGCGACGGCTGGCCGATGTTGCAGATGGTGGAGGGGCACCGCTGCGAAACTCCGTCTTACGTGAAGGACGACGCCAAGATTTTTGACGGCGTTCGCATGAACAAGTTTGGGCGGCCTTTAAGCTACTACATTCGCACCGGCATAAACGGCGACACATTTACGGAAGTGCAGGCCGCCGATCTGATTTTGTTGGCAGAACGGGACAGGGCAGACGAAGTGCGGTCGCTATCCAAGCTCGCATCCTGCATCAATCTGCTACTGGATCGTGACGAGATTCTGGATTACGAGATGCTGGCCTGTAAGCGGGCAGGGCAGATCGGGATGGCTATCGAATCGACGACTAACTCTGGCCCCGGATTCTTTAACCCGACAGAAACTGATTCAACAAACCTAACGACCGACAACCTTTTCGGTGGTGGCGCATTGGTCAACGTGCCGATGGGCAAGACACTGCGTGAGATCAAAAACGATCGGCCAAGCCAGAATCTTCAGCAACACATGGATCAGTACATTAGGGCAGTAGCGTCCGGCCTCGGCGTGCCTTACGCCTATATCTGGTCGCCTAACGAGCTGACTGGCCCCAGCCAGCGGTTCGTTCTCGCCCAGGCTCAACGTCGATTCGATGAGATTTCCGATGCAGTGATCGAGCAGATGCTGAAACGGGTTCGCAAGTGGGCACTGGCCAAGGCGATTAAACGTGGCGATCTGACTCCGCCCAGGGGAATGGCGATGTGGTGGGAAGCGGTCTATCACACCCCAGCCCGCACTACGATCGACGCTGGCCGGGACAGCGCCGCCGATCGGGAAGATCTAAAGATGGGAATTAAGACTCTGGCAGACATTAGCGCCGAGCGCGGATCGGATTGGCAAGAGATCGTAAATCAGAAGATCGCCGAGCAGATCTACATTAAGCAAAAGGCACAGGAAGCTGGGCTAACTATGGCAGACATTCAGATCACTGGCGCACCCGCAGCTCCTGCTGAACCCGTGGCTGCCACGCCACCGGCCGCACCGTTGCCAGAGGATACAACCGTACAGCCCCAGCTTGCGGAAGCGATCGAGCCAGTGCAGGCATCAGTTCCATCCACAGAAACCTTCACAATGCGTGACGAACCAGATTTTAACCTTACCCCAAAAGAGATGAACATGGTGGTGAAGGCGATCGGGATCGGGGCAAAGCCAAAAACAAAAAAGAGAAAGTAGTTGATTAAGCCTGCCCGGTAGGAGCAGGCTTGTGGAATGAGCAGTAGGATACAGTTTGACCAGCCTGACCTAACTCCAAACGAAGAATCCACAGAGGCTGTCTTTTATGATGACGGCACAATTCGTGTGACGCAGAAAATGATCGTTTTTGGTGCTCCGCATAATCAAGCCTTCTCCGTGCCTCAAGTAATTGGGGTTTCTTACTATCAAAAAGAGGATGGCGTTTCCACGTTTTTTGGGATGTTGCTTTTCTTTATAGCTGCGATTCTTGCCACGACATTTCTTTGCACACGCAGCTACGTCGCTGGTGGTATATTTGCAGTCTTTGGTTTGTACGTTATTAAGAAAACACTTACTTATGATTGGTATGTATCCCTTCAGTTCGGCGGCATGAACAACCACACGCTAACCATGAAAACAAAGCAGTATGCCGTTGAGCTGTCTAACGCAATTATGACTGCCATCAATAGCAATCAAACTCCGCCACCATCAGGCGGAACGCCGGTCGCTTATCAGCCATACTTTCCCAGCCCCGTAAGCTCACGCAACTAATTTGACACGCCATGCGCGGGCATGGCTCAAAAACTATTTAAGGGAATTTCCGTCATCACCGCTGGCCCTGCTTTGGGTCACGGGATGGTCATCGACGCAGACACTCTGGAACAAGTTGTCCAGGCTGGAAACGATCTCGGCCAAGTAAAGGTACTCTCCGACCACAGCTCTAGCGTTTCAAACATCATCGGATACCTAGAAAACTTTACTTTAGACGGCGGCCGTGTCCGCGCGGATCTCACCTTATTTGAAAGCCATGAAGGTTTTTCCTACTTCAGCGAATTGATCAGCACGCTCCCTGGGCAGATCGGATTCTCTATCAGTTTTAGTGGCGTGCCCAGGATGGCAGAGGACGGCACCCAACTGGCAACAGTAAATACACTATTTTCGATAGACCTAGTTTTAACCCCTGCGGCCAATCCGACAGGCGTTTATTCCGCACGGGTTGACACACGCAAATCGCTTAATATGGACACAACCGTAAAAGAATCAGCGCCGGTTATCGAAGCCGCGCCCGAAGCACCGGCGGCCCCGGCGTTTAATGCCGAGCAGGCCATCGCCGCTCTCTCCGCCCGCATCGACGAACTGGTTGGCAAATTTGCCGCCAAGTTTGAAGCGGCTGTGGAAGAAGCCCCTGTCACTGCGGAAGCTCCCGCTGCTGTGGAAGCACCCGCAGTCGAAGCAGCTCCCGAAGCTAAGGCTGATCTGGAATCCAACGACAAGATCGTCGCTCTCGAAACCAAGCTCGCTCGCCTCACTGTCGAGCTGGAAGCCAGCAAAGGCACCCAGCCCGTTGAGATCAGCGAAGCCAAACCCCTTTCTCGTAATGAACTTCTCGCGAAGTTTAACGCAGAAAAAGATCCCCGTCGTGCGGCGGAGATTTTCAACCAAATCAAGCTCGCACGATAATAAAGAAAGAAGGATAGAACTATGGCAAATAGCCTCGCAACAACGAGCAACGGCAAAGTCGTAGCACAGCGTGCTCTCGAATTGCTGGTTGAAAACTACTCATGGATCGCTTCTGGCGTTTCCGATTTCTCGGACGCTACCGCCCGCAAGGGTGACGCGATCATAACCCACACCGTCTCGATCCAGTCTGCCTCGGATTATTCCAGCACGGCCGGATACGTGGCTGGCGATGCAACTCAGACGGATGTCGCCGTGACCCTCTCAAATTTCAAACACGTCTCGTACGCTTTGAATGATGACGAGCGCACCAGCTCCTCGGTTAACTTGGTCGAGCGCTTTGCAGCGCAAGCGGCCCACGCCCTTGGAAAGAGCATGGTTGATACCGTTCTCGCGTTGGTCACCAACAGCAACTACACCACGACCGCCACCATCGCGGCCGGTGCAGTGACCTTTGGTTCCATCGTCGACATCGCGGCTCAACTCAACAGCGCAAAGGCACCTATGGGTGGACGGTTCGCCGTTCTCAGCCCTACCAACTACGCCAATCTTTCTAAAGATTCCGTGGTTGTTGCTAACGGCCAGCGCTCCACCGACCTCGTCGGCGGATCCAGCATCGGCGAAGTGCACGGCGTGAACGTATTTAACTACGCTTCGTTGCCCTCTGCGGTATCGAAAGGATTCATCGCCCAACAGGAAGCGATCATCGTGGCGGCTCGTCTGCCCGAGATCCCGAATGTTGAGTTCAGCGGCACCGTTGCCAACGTGACGGAAGCTAAGAGCGGTCTGTCGCTCCAGGTTCGCGAGAGCTACTCGCTCGTGACCGGCAGCGTGCAGCGCACCTATTGCCTCATCTACGGTGCGGCAAAGGGATCGGCCAGCTCACTTGTTCGGATCGTGTAAGTAACAGAATCATCCGGGTTGCCCGGACGCATCGGGGGGTGCGTCCGGGCTTTCCCACTCAAAAAATATGAATAACCCCCTAGTGTCTCTTGCTTTAATCGTCGGCCCCAACGAGGGCGACATTCTCAAACGCCTTATTCAATCCGCCCGTGGCCTATGGGACGAGGTCGTCGTCGTGGCGGCAGTAGGTAAAAATGAGGCGCACAGTGTGCGTATTTGCGCTCAGGAGGCCGCTGGCGAGGCTTTAGTCTGGGGGGAATACCAGAACAGCCCAGAGAACAGGGAATGGCCTCATATCGATAATTTTGCGGCTGCTAGGAATCAGGCGTTTAACCTGGCAAAAGGGAAGTACGTCATCTGGGCAGATTGCGATGACTTGTTCGACGGCGACCAGGCCAAGATCCACCGGCACGTTATTGAGGAACGGGAAAAGGCCGACAAAGGCTGGGACATTCTAGTCACCCGGTACGACGTGCAAAACAGTGGAATGCGGCAAAACCGCAGAGAGAGGATCTTCCGCCGGCAGGCCGATGGGTTTCTACCGGCCGTGTGGGAGCGATCCATCCACGAACGGGTAAAGCCAATTCCAAACATGGAAGTCGGACTGGCCGACGGCCTAGTCATCGTCCACGCACCTAACAACTGCAAAAAAAATTCCAGCGATCGGAACAAGCGGATCCTGAACAGCGTCTTAGAAGGTGCCGGGATGAACTGGTACTACATCGGCATGGAGTCGTTTCTGCGGAACGATTACCAGACTGCAATCGGCCCCGTGCTCCTTGCCTTGGAGCATCCAGATCTAGGCATCACGGAACGCTACCAGCTCCTGTGCATGGCGGGAGTGATGTGTGCCGATCCTGCCAAACGCAGAAAATATCTGGGTGAAGCAGTGATGATTCAGCCCACACGCCGCGAGGCTTACGGTCACTACGCGACGCAACTGATGGACGACGGTAACTATCACGAGGCAGTGCGACTGCTGCAGATGATTATGAAGCTCACGCCACCGGCCGGAGTCGTCTGGAACTTGGATGCCAAGTGGTACGGCCACATGCCAAACTTTTTGCTGGAACAATCGCTCCGGGTAGTCGGCCAAACAGCCGACGCGGATCGATGCCTGAAAGAGGCGTTCCGCGCAGCCTGGGGACAGATCACCATCATTTACCAAGGAGAGCTGGCAGACGTAGTTCGCGCATCAAAGCTGATGATGGACACATCCGATCAGCCGGCCGGCTTACAGCATTTATTTATCACTAACCCTGGCGAAGATAAATTCGGCAAACGCCTAAACATTTGCACAAGCGTTGAGGACGCAATCAGCAAAACTCTGGGCAGAATCCTGCTTTTTGTGAAATGCGGCAAAGAGGTGGTCGTCCCGGCGTTGCGCTGGGATATGGATCTTTTGGCACAAGGCACACTGCCAGCCGGGGCCACACGCCTGCCCGATCCTGTCGATCAAACGGGTAACGTCATCGTCGGGCTGACCACTACGCCCACCCGCATCGGCAAGATTATGCCCACGATCCAAAGCATACTGGCGCAATCGCGCCCGGCAGATCAGATCATTCTGTCCGTGCCTGAGAAGCTGGCACGCACAGGCGAACGGTTTGGAGATATTCCAAAAGAGCTACAAGCGCTGGCCGATGCTGGTAAATTGCAAATTCACCGCACTAAAGACTATGGCCCAGCGACAAAGTTTATCGGCCCGCTGGAAGTAGGCGGGGATCCCGACGACAAGATTTGCTGGCTGGATGACGACATCCTTTACAGCCCACTGCTTTTGCAGACCCTTGCCGAAGAATTAGATACCAGACCCAAAACGGCGTTAGGCGTCTGCGGATTTTTTATGACAGGCAGCACTGGTTACGCCATCGCCCCAGATCACGGCGGCCATGCCGAGATTCTGGAAGGATTCGGCGGCGTAATGTGTCGGCGTTCGGACATGCCGAAAGCCGATCTATGGCCAGCCATTCCCGCAAGTGAGTTTGCCGGGCTGAGTCCCGTGGCTCGTGCCAAGTTCTTAGCTGACGACTACATGATGAGCACGGAACTGCGGAAGGCCGGAACAGCCACGCTCGTCTGCAACACGCCTGAACTGAATCGTGGCAACTCTCTAAAGATTCGGCCGGAAGGATTGGGCGCCGACGCCTTGCAAAATAACAAAGGCACGGGCGGCAATCTGGCGGCCTACGCCTTGCTCAAGGCAAATGGATAAGACGCTCACTATATCGGGCTACAATCGGCCCACATACTTTGCCCAGGTATTAAAGGCGTTGGCGTGGTGCGACGGCGTGGGTGAGTACGACGTGGTGGCTGTGCTAGATCCATCCGACAAAACGCAGGAGCTGGCAGAGATTGCCAAGGCAGCCGGTATCCAGACAATGATTATGCAGGAACGGTTGGGCTGCGGATCGATGATTCGCTACTGCATGGAGCTGGGATTCAGAATCTCAGATTATCACATTCACCTAGAGGACGACACCGTCCCCAGCCCAGACTGCCTGCGCTGGTTCGAGTGGGCAGGGCAGAACGCTGGCCCAAAAGTGCTGACGGTATCTGGCTACAATCAGCACGGCGGTGCCGCACCTAACGACTCTTGCGGATTTAGGAACTGGTTCACGCCTTGGGGCTGGGCAACCTGGCGCGATCGATTTGAAAGACATCTGTTACCAGGCTGGGATTGCAACTTCTGGGACGGATCGGTTCAACGGGTGCGTGAACGGACGGGGATGGGCGAACTATTCCCGCACGTCAGTCGCATTCAAAACATTGGGGCAGAGGGCGGCACGTTTTGTCCAGGGCCGGAATTTCACAAGGAACATCAACACGCCACCCGCGTGGCCACGGCCAAGGAAACAAGGTGGAAAAACTACAGCATCTAAACATTGGCGGAGAGGACTGGTTCAGTTTCCCCGATCTTTACCGGCGCTTAGTGGCCGATTGTCCGATGGATGGAAAGATCGTGGAGGTAGGAAGCTGGAAGGGGAAGTCTACTGCGTTTTTGCTTGTCGAGGCTTGGAACAAATCGCCACGGATCGAGATCTACGCTGTCGATACTTGGCTGGGTAGCGAGGAACATACAGGCGAAGAGTGCATTAAGAACGGCACGCTATACGAGGAGTTTCTGGCAAACGTAAAGCCAGTCTCCCGCCAGCTCGTGCCGCTACGGATGACCAGTCTCAAGGGCGCTAACTTCTTTCCCGATCAGTGTCTGGATTCTGTTTTTATCGATGCCGCTCACGACTACGAGAACGTGAAAGCGGATATTGCTGCTTGGCTGCCCAAGGTAAAAAAAGGCGGGGTGATTGCCGGGCACGACTACATGTGCGGGTGGCCAGGGGTAGATCGAGCCGTGGCCGAGGCGTTTAACTCTGTTGATTTTCAGCAGAACTGCTGGGTGAAAGTTTTGACATAAGGCCAACGACGTGACCGAAATTCAAACCCTAATGACCACAGGGGTGGCTGATATGATTTCGGCTATGCCGACGACTGCCACCATCTCCGGCCTCGCCGTCCGTGGCGTCTACACACCTAGCGAACAAACGGCAGAGCTGGGCATGGGCGGGTTTGTAAATCCACAGAATGCGGAGTTCGTTTGCCTGACGGCCGCCGTCAGCCTGCCGGCACTAATGACGATCGTAACGGTGGGCGGATCACCCAAAAGACTTACTGGCGTACAATCCGATCAAGGCGTCACGACACTTATCCTGGCAGATCCAGAGGATGTGCGATGAGTTTAAGGCTCGCAGCGGAGGACGGCCTAGCCGCCTACCTATCCACAGCCAGTAAGCCAGCCGGGCTATACGTTCAGGCCGGGCACAGGATTGCGGAGTTACAGCTCCCAGCCTGCATCGTTCACGCTGAGTCTAGCGTGCCAGTTGTGGAAGGATCTTTGGCTACAACTCGCAAGGTTACTTTTACCTGTTCAATTATGACGCCGCTGGAAGTAGCCAGCACAGTGACAGCTCACAGGACTAACTTTGACTGGCTCAATACCAAGCTGACGGCCGTAACTACCATAGCCGGTGCCACTCTTATGGGCGGATACCTGGGCGAAGAAAGCACGGGAAGCAACGACAAGGTAATGGAGGATTCGGTTAAATTTACCGCCTTTGTCACGCCTAGTTGACACGTAAGGAAAAAACAATATGGCGATGACATACGGAGTGACGGCTGGAATTTCCCAGAACATCAGCAACACGGACGAGTACGTCTACATCACGGGAACAGACGGCGCAGTCGTGAAACATTTTAAGAAGTACAAGAGGATTGAGACTGTGACTGAAACTCTCCCCGATACTTTTACCCACCCAATCGTTGCTACTGCAGGGACTTTCCGCCGGGAACTGCGCTTATCAAACACAGATTTTGCCAGGCTCACAACCACAGCGGTCACGTTCAGCACAATCACTTAAGGAAAATAATATGCCATACAAAGGATTTACGGGAGTAACGAGCATCACGGGGATTGAGGAGTTTATTTCAATGAGCATCACGGGCGAGGTAACCGAGATCGTCATCGATCCCGGCACGGTAAACACCGCTCCTACTGTTACCACCTACTACAATCCGCGGTACAACGTTTCGATCGAAGGCATTAGCTCTGGTTCCTCTGTGCCTGCTACATTTACCCTGGACAGCAAGACATACGTTAAGACTGGCGAAAACTACACCAAGACCGTCGGGGAGGTGGTGAAGGTCAGCGTCACTGGCGTGCACAATCCCGACAGCACACTAGGCACGTAGTGCAGTGGGGGGCGATGAATCGCCACTTTGCTGAATCATTCCTAAATCGTCAGGATCACCGCGTCCTGGGGTTGCCACTCCTTCCGCTTTCGTTGTGGCACATGTTTAATCTAGAGGTCGCTCAATCGCCCTACTTCATCGGAGGCTCGTTCCCATCGGCCAGAGATCTGCGCCTAGCCGTCAACATTTGCCGGACGCCGTTCCCTATTCTGCCAGATCTATCCGATCGCAGGCTGTGGCTGGATTGGATGAGGAGCTGGCGGTGCGAGTTCCTAATCGAGACGGCCAAGTTCCGCGCCTACTTAGACGACTTTAATGCGTTGCCACAGTTATGGCAGCCAGAGAAAAAGAGGGGCACCGGCCGGGAGGCCACGGGCTTACCCTGGTCGCTGGCCATTGTGTCGGGCGTGTGTGGGGCGACCGGGTGGGACGAGGCGAAGGTCTGGAACATGCCGATCGGGCAGGCGTACTGGTATCACGTAGCTTTTGCTATGCAGAACGGCAGCAGCGTGGATCTACTATCCGAGGGCGAGTTGCTGGCGATCGAGGCCGTTCGTGCCAGGAGGGCGGGAAAGTGATCGAGAAAATCACAGTAGATGATCGCGAGCTTCAGCGAGCCTTGTTGCGTTTTTATAAAACAAAGACGCCGGCACAAGTGCTGCGAGCGCAGGCAAGGCTAATGGCCGTGAACCTTGCATTTCAGACTCAGCCCTTTGGAGGATCCAAGGCAATCGGAGGCCAGCAAGACAGCGCAAAAGCACAAGGCGAGGGGGCAGTAGCGCGGGATATTAGAAAGGTAATTCGCACGCCATCGGATGTTTATCAAGAAATAGAAAAGCAGGGCATAGGGGCAGGGCGTGCTTTTATTGCGATGATTAAGAAAGGCGACTTTGACCTGGCTAAAAATCTATTGATTCGACTTCGAGTGCCGGGACTTATGCAGGCGCAAGTTGGCGATATGAGCGGGATGTTTCATAAGTCAGCTCGCAAGCCGATACCCAAAAGACCAAGAATTGAGAAAAGGCAGGAGCCGTTATTGATCACAGATCAAAGGGCAAAATTAAAATTCTACGTCAAAGAAGTGCAGAAAAGAGTCGGCATAGCAAAAGGCGGATGGGCCGCATGTGCGGCACAGCTAGGCGGAACGCAGGGAAGGATGGAGACAAACGTGGCCGGAGTTCAGCAGCAGGCAGTGCCCGCTTGGGTAAAAAGACATGCTGGCAATCGGGCCGCTGGAACTGTGGTCGATCAATCTGAAAACTTTTTAACCGGCACGATCAACATGATCAATCATGTGCCTTGGGTAAGTAATTGCCTCTCAAATCAACAAGCCCAGCAGGCTATTGACATACAAGCTGAAAAGATGCGGCGGGCGTTGGATTACGCTTATCAGGCTGATCTAAAAGCCGTCGGATTCTAAAACTACCATGGCAAAACTAGCGATCGATGTGGTGCTGAACAAAGCCGCGGCCATGACAGGCTTGCGCGGCCTTGAGAAAGACGTCTCATCTTTTGGCAAGTCGATGCTGGGGATCGTCGGGATCGGCGGGGGTCTTGCCGGGCTAGTGGCCGGGATCGACAACATTCTGGCAAAGGCTGGTCAACTGCAGGACGTGTCCGACGCTTTTAATGTGAGTGCGGAAAGTGTCCAACGACTAGCGGCCGTAGGCGTTACAGCAAACTTATCGATCGAGGAAATTGGGAGTAAGCTAGGCAAGTTAGGTAAGGCAGCCCAAGACGCTGCAGGCGGAAATACAAACCTTGCTAAAACATTTGAGAAGATAGGCGTCACGGGTCAGCAGTTAGTCAGCCTGTCTCCAGAGCAATTATTTGATAAACTAAGGGAATCTGTAAGCAGTGGGGCGCTAGCAGGCGAGGAGCTGAAGGTTGTAAATGAGCTTCTCGCTAAAGATTATCAAAGATTTTTGCCGTTATTAAGAATGACGGCAGAGGAATACAAAAACCTTGGCTCCGCTTCAGGAGTATTGTCCGATACGACCGTTTCTAATTTGGATGCGATGAATGTTAGGTGGCGGCAATTTCAAAATACAGTATCCACAGCTTTGGCATCGATCGCGGGTGGATTCCTAGATCTTGGCACAGATATTAAAGAAAGCCCATTACAATCCTCATTAGACTTTCTAACTGGAGACTATGACAAAATTGAAAAAAGAATTATTGAAAGAGAAAGAAAACTAAAAGAGGTCATACAAAAAGAAAGAACCCAGAGGGCTGGCGATCAAAAAACTGTAACAGATCAAGCCGAGCTGGATCGGGAGGATGTAAATGCCGTCAGGCAAAAAGTAAAACAAATTGACGCCGAACTTGCAGCGATCGACAAAGCGTATCAAATGTTGGCAGACAGCGAGGAAGATCGGCGCAAACAAGACCTGGCCGACTTTAAGCAGGCTGAAAAAGAAAAGCGGGATTTACTGCAAAAGCGGGCAGAGCTGATTCCTGCACTCCAAGAACTTGAGGCAAGGAGAGCTGGCCCAGAGGCCGAGATGCGGTTACTTGAGGATAGGGCAAGAGAAGCGGCAGATAAGGCACGCACCTCTGGAACGATTGAGGATGTAACTGCCGCACAACAACAAGCGCTAGAATTACAATCTGCAAAGGAAAACCTTTTTAGTCAGAGGGGATTTGGGGATCAATCCGCACAGCTCGCTAGGGCGCAAACTGAATCCATCGTCGGAAAGCTGCAGTCTGCGGCTGAGTTGCAACAGCAACTGCGTGACATTCCATCCAGCACGGAGGCACAACGCACGCAACCTGTGAGACTAGAAAACCCACCCAGCCTGCAAGGCGTACTAGATAAGCTGGATCTACTCATCAAAAACGCCGGGGTGTTTAGCTAATGGCTAGGGGTAGCAGTCGCACTGGCGGTGGAGGCGGGTCGTCCAACTCGGGCACGAGCGTCGAGATGCAAGGCGGCGGCGGGAGTTTCCAGGCGACCGGGAAAACTACCATTACAAAAAAATACTTTGTCACAGAAAAATCAGATCTGGAAACCGCTCCCCGCATAGAAAAATATCAAGCCACAAATATTAGCTATACACAGATAAACGATAAAGCCTACGAGCAGACCGTGACTTATGAGTCCATGACGGAAGCTTCATCAAGTCTAAACGGTGGGGTCGTATGGCTACAAAATGGCGTAAAAGGTACCTTTGAAATGTTTTGCTCTTTTGAAAGCAAGCCGATTGAACTACACCCGCGCATTACAAAATTATCTGTAGATTTTGGAGGATACTTCACCCCGGACGGATTTGCGAAATGGCCGCCCACTTATAGCCCAACGACAGGAGGCGGCTTGGGGTCGGGGACTCAAATCCCTAACCCAATGTTCGGAGTTACCAGATATAAGGAGGTGACTCTTACCCTGCGACATACTTATTTTACGGAACAAGTTTATCCTGGTATTTGGGACACGGCTGGCCGAATTGTGGATAAACTGCCAGCCGGAATCCCTATCCCCAAGGGCGAAAAGGATAAGGACGGGAAAGAAATTCCAAGACGCTGGATGATGCAGGCTCCGGCCGTCAGTCGCCAGGGCGAGGCTTGGCAAGTTGTGCACGAGTACGTCCTACTAGACTCCAAGGGGGTGGCTGACGGTTTATATGAAAAAGGTGTCGTGCCTGGTTCACAATGATTCCAGACGCTCTTAAGGCAGATAAGGGCGACAAGATCCTGCCTAAGTTCAAAAAGCTAGTCGCTTGGATTGATTCCCAGCGCCTCGTTTCTGTAGATGATCGCGTAACAATTAACCCTACGCCAAACGGCCAGCATGTCGCTATGGTGGACAGGCCACCATCGATCGTTACTCCGCTGGAAATTCGACCCGTAGGAGATAAGTATTTTTCCATCGGTGAGGGCTATATCAATGGCAAGCTGCCCCAAATCAAGCCAAGCACGGGTGAGCTGCAAGACATCGTGGACGCTGATGGCGTGCCAGCTCCTCCGGCCAGACTTCCGATAGAACGGCCAATTCTGATCTGCGCTCTGGTAATTTTCGACCAATTCTACAAGTTAAAATCTAGCGAGATCGTCTGGAGAAAGGCAGACAATATCCCAAGAACGGGAAGCGCAAATTACGCCATTCAGGATAAAACTACTTCCGGCTTAATTCCATTAGCCTATTTAAGGAAAACCTACTTTATTCAATTCGTCACGCACAACTTGCAGGTGAGAGCCTATGTGCACAACGGATCGCACCGGGTGATCTACTGGCCGACGTGAAGTACACATCAAAAATGTGGCTTAAGCTCCTGCAAAAAGCGGAGCAGTATTTGCCTTTTACTTTTAATTATACGCCAGCGCCACCACGCCCGCACCCGTGGAAAATTACGACTGAATACTATAAGGATCCAATCACAAACCTTTCCTACTGGCGTGCCTTCTTTTTGCCCGGCTTGGTCAACGGATTTCCGCCTAAAATTATGATGAAATTTTCAGATGTACCCTTAAAGATTCAAGATCGTGTTAGATTAGATTACGCAGCGGCGAAAAAACTCCCACCCCTAATGACGGATCGCGTCGCCATCTATCTGGATGAGCGGGCAGCAGTAAGGCTACAGTTCCGAAAGATAGGAACTGACGCAAGCCCTGAGTCAATTTCCAGCACAGATAACCAGAACATTATCGGAATTTTCGAGAAGGTTCCTGAATTTTTCCAAAGGCTAGGCGTAGCAGACGCAAACACTAATCTTCTGGCGGAAAAGCCAGAGACAAAACGCCTCCTGCTTGCCTGCGATATAATTTTAAATCAGCCGCGAGTATCCCTAACAAACTCGATCTCAATCTCTCCCGCATCCATCGATACCACGCTAGTCAGCATTAACCCTGGATTCTTATCGCCATCAGATCGGGAGCCAGAAATTATAGCCCTTGCCAAGTATTCGCCCCCCAAGAAAACACCCAGCTTTTCAGATTTATTTTTTCAACGCTTTATCGATACCCCTGAAGATCAGCTTCACTTAAGCACCGTCTATCTCTTGTCCCCCGTACTCCCGCTTGAGGATCCTACAGATATTAAGACTTGGCAGCCGTTTATTAAATACAACTGCCACCAC